AGCTACTACACAGAAACGTCGTCTGTACGATGAGATTGCAGCTACAACCTATAACGATCCTCGCTTCCAGCTACTTAATCGTAAACTTGGGCTTAACGAGCGAGACCTCCGTAAAGCTGCTAAAGCTCAGAACATGGTTACGTTCTACGGAGCTGGCGAGCGTACAGGTATCTTTAACGTCGAAGGTAAGCTTGCCAAAGTTCTTAACAAAGACGCTGATACACTGGTTGTTACAGCTAAAGATCGAGATGCGGTTCTTGATCAAATAAGCGCGAGGGTGGCTAGAGTAGAGCGTTACGATAAGCTTTTGGCGGAAGATCTTAAACAGCTCAGAGCAAATGTTCGGGATGTGTTCAACAAAGGGTTAGATCCTGGCGATGATATACTTGAGCAGTTGTATTTCTTAGATCCTAAAACTCGTGAATTAGTTGAGAAGCTGAGCTCTCAGTATGAACGTATTATCACTCCTAATGACTTCAAAACCGTAGCCAACATTATGAGTGAACATCTTGCTGAGCAAGTTCCAATCCTCAAGGAGTTTACTAAGTTCTTTGGCAGACTAGCTGAGGCGTACTTGGCAAGCGCAAAACCCTCAAAGAGTGATTTCGATTGGTCTTCTATTATTAAAAGTAAGATATTTGGTAATAAAAAGAAAGGCTACACACTTCCAGACGAAGTCAGCAAACTGCTAGGTTTAAAGCCAGGAGAGCCTGTCAAAGAGGCTGTTCTTAAACGTATCAGTCTGTATGACCCTAACAGCAATCTTGCTGACATGATCAATGGTGTCTCAACACCTGAGACAAGACGTACTGGTGGTAAATACTTTAAGATTGAATTGTTCGGTCTTAAGACTTTGTTTGAAATAGAGGTACTTAAGGCTAACAAGCTCCCTAAGTCTTGGACGAATGTTCCTTGGGTAAACTTTGATGGCAAGATCATTGAGCAGAACTTTACTCAGTCGTTTGAAGAAAGATTAACTTACAGAGATAAAGATGGTAACTGGACAACTAATATTCTACAAGTTCCTCAAAAGACTGAGGCTTCTTGGTGGGATCAAGCACTCAATAAGAGCGGCAAGATTAATGACATTGCAGACGCTACAAAAGCTAGAACTGCCTTTGCTGTTAATGGTAACCATTCTAATGATGCTACATTAGTTAAGCAATTCCATCTCTGGGGTGAAGCTACTGGAGTTCCAACTTCGACTATCCATGACGCCTTCTTTACTAATGCAGCTGATATGCTTCAAGCCAGAACTGCCCTCCGTAAAATCTACGCAAGAGCTCTGAGAGGTGAATCTGTAAAGAAGACCCTGGACGAGATGCGCGCGAGAGGTTTACCTAAAGAAGTCTATGATAAGTTTCTTGAAGAAGCTATTGAAAAGGGCTTGATCCCTGTCGTAGGAAAATCTAGAATAGGTGGTAGGCTAATTGATGAGTCTGATATACTAACTACAGACGACATCTTGCAAGAAGTTCCATCCGATTTCGTAAGTGATTACGGTTGGTATGGTGTAGGCTAGCTGACCCCGTTAATTTAACCCAGGCGTGAATTTCTTGTTGGATATTCACAACTGCAACAGATAAGAAGCTGTGCTTCAAGTGAGTTGTACTCAAGGATATAGAAATGGCGGACGAAAATACCGATCCCAATACCACAGCAGACCCGGTTGTTGATACTCCAGCAGCTGATTCCGGTGATCTTGATAAGAAGATCCAGGAAGCTGTAGATGCCCAACTCGCTTCAATTAAGTCTAAGCTCGATAGTGCTTATGCTCAGCGTGACGAAGCTCTTGTTAAACTTAAGACAAAAGAGCAGGCTGAACATGAAGCTGAACTTAAGAGATTAGAAGACGAAGGAAAGCATAAAGAACGCTTCGAGTTGCTGATGGCCGAAGCTAACGCTGCCAACAAGGCATTGGAAGCTGAAAACCTCAAACTCAAGCGTGATACTCAAGTAACTGCTGCCATGCAGACTGTTTCTTTACGGAACGACGCTGCACAAGAAATGGCGGCTGCTACGATCACTAAGAATCTTGTTCAGGATTCTAATGGCAATTGGGTGTCCAAAGATGGTAAGTCGATCAAAGATTATGTCAAGACATTCTTTGACGATGAGTCTAACGCTTTCTTGTTGAAGCCTAAGGTTTCTAGAGGTTCGGGTACCAGTTCGCTCCAGCCCCAAGTTGATGAGCCGTCCACTAGGCCGCTCTTTGAGAGATCCCAAGCCGATGTGCTTAAGGATGTCCAAGAGGGTAGGCTTAAAAGGACCAAACCTACCTAGGAAACGTAGATGACTGTTGTCACAAATTTGGCGGGTGCTTCAACCGAAGTCCTGCAGGAAACCCTCGGCGTTTATTCCGACGAGGCGTACACCAATGCTCGTAAGCTCTCGGGCACTGGTATTGTCGGCTCTAACCCGGACATTGACCGTAATACTGAAACCTTTATTGGTCAAATGCGCTGGCACAAGCCTCTGAACCCCACGATCAACGTGGCTTCGTTGACTGACTCGACCAACGGTACCAAGACTTCTTACAGCTCAGACTACCTGAGCTACATTAAGACTGTCCGTACCCACGGTGCCGAGAAGGTCAACATGCAAAAGGTCGTCACTCAAGTTGACGGCCTCGCGAAGATCGGTAGAGACTTTGGTGAAACTCGCGCCCAAGACGAACATAATGCTATTATGGCCGTCCTCAAGGGTGTCGCTATCGCTGAAGCTCTGAACGGTGCTGCTACCGGTTCTGGAGCTACAGGTCTGGGTGGTCAAACCTTCGAGAATGACCCGACAGATAAGAAGTTCGGTTTCTATGTGGACCTCGGTTCAGACGCCGCTGTTGTTGATGCTACGGCGTCAGTTCAGGGCGCTGCTCGTGCTGAAGGCTTCATGGAAGCTATGGGTAAGGCGTGGAAGGACTATGAGCCTGAGTACGCTTACCTGATCACCTCTCCGGCTGTCATGGCTTCGCTGCGTTCAGCCAATCTGGTTGACCAAGATCGAGTCACTGATGGTAACGTCAACTTCAACACTATCTTCCAAGGTAAGCTGCGTCTGATCCAGACTCGTGCGGGCCAGTCGATGTCTTCAGCGGAATTGACCAAGATCAATACCGGTGCTGGCGTTGATATTGTTGGTACTAAGACTTCCTTCATCGTGCTTCCGGGTGCGATGGCTATGGAAGCCCTGGACGTTCCGGATGATGTTGAAATCACCCGTGACGGTAACGCTTACAAGGGCGGTGGTACTACTGCTATCTGGTATCGTTGGGGTTATATCCTGCAACCTGCGGGCTATGACTGGAACGGTCTCGAAACAGAGTTCCCGTCGGATGCTTCTTACAAGTTCTCCGTTGAATCTGGTACTCCGGCTGCGCTCACTGGTGTCACGACCATTGCTAACGCTCGTGGTACCTGGGATCGTAAGGCTTCTTCGGCTCTCAGCCTGGGCATCCTCCCGATCTTCCACAGCTAATTGAGACAAGCTTATGGCACTTGTTAAGGGTACTAATTCATATCGGACCGTTGACGATGCCAACGAAACTTTCAGTCAAAGGTTAGATGCTGCAGCTTGGACACAAGACGCAACAGCTGACCAAAAAGCAGCTGCACTTATTACAAGTACAATGCTTATTGATCTTGAAGAGTACATTGGTTATGCCGTAAGCGAGTCCCAAGATCTAGCTTTCCCCAGAGTTGGCGCGTATTATGAACCTAAGCTTGGTACAACAGTCACCTTGACTGAAACTACGCCGTGGAGAATTGAGCGCGCTTGCGATGAACTAGCCTATCACCTGTTGAATAACGATGGACTTCTAGATGATGTTGGTGGTGTTAAGAGTATCTCACTAGCGCAAATTGACTTGCAAGGAATCAGAAATCCAAGTAAGTTTCCTTCGATAGTGAAAAGTCTCTTAAAGCCATTACTTGTCAGAGGAGGGTCTACAGCTTGGTGGAGATCTAACTGATGGCTTATCAATCATTGATAAGAAACGGTCTCAATCTAGCCTTTAAGCAAGCTAAAGATCTTGCTGTCACTGCCACAATCGCGAGAAAAGCAAGTCCTGCCTTTGATTTCGGTGCGGAAGCGACAACAATAGCCGATGCTGAAGTAGTCACTGCAAAGCTCATTGAGCTTGAAGTTTCTAAACCCTCTAAAGACACTAACCTTGTAAAGAAGACTGTTCTATTTAAAACAAGTGATGTCATAGACATGTCTCGGTACGACACAATTGTGTATTCCGGGACTTCCTGGCTGTTAGATGAAGTAGTGTACGCTAACAAGTACCTCTTTGTCGTAACTCTAACCAGGGAGGCACCACATGGGGAAATATAGTCAAATAGAGACTGATATCTTCTCTATATTTGATAGCGTGGAATGGAAGGCACTAAGTCTAAATACGTACCCTTCTAACTTCATAGCCGCTAACACGACTAGGGAGTTTATTAGAGTATCTATTATACCTAGTGGCTCGGGTATCAATTTGAAATCTAGTTCTGGAGTTCTCCAGGCAGAGATATTCATAGCATCTGGTGCTGGTCCAAAAAGAGTATCTGTACTTGCAGATCATTTGGACGAATTCTTAGCGGGTAAGAGTAAACTAGTTGCGGGTAGAACTACCCAATTCTTAGGGAGCTCTTTGTCGCTAATTGGTACAGATCCAAAGAATTCAGCTTTGTATAAAGCCCTCTACACCATACCATTCAACCACTTTGGAAGTATGTGATGACTCACATTTCGTCTATCTCGGCCGGTATCTTCTCGGACCTGTCGATCCACGTTCCGTCCACTCAGTTGACAACCACTGACTGGGACGGTCTTGATGAAACTGAACTGAAGGCTCTGTTTGCCACCGAAGTTGCCTACAACGGTACTGCGGCGGCTGCCAAGTTTGTTCGTGTTGAAAACGTTCGGGAGTTCCCTTCGATGGGTACGCCTCCGAACATTGTTAACGTTCCTGTCTATGGTTCGGCGACCTCACAACAAATCCAAGGGCAATCAGATGCACCCACCCTGGAACTCACCCTCAACTATATCCCGCTGCACTGGGCCGA